AAAGATTTAAATAAAGTTATTGAAAAATTGGAGAAATTTAATGAAATGTGATACTGGGTTCGATATGGACGGAGTATTGTGTCCAAAGGCAGTACTAGATAAAAAATGGTCTGAATGTAGAGGAAGTGAAAGAATAATATTTCAACAAATAAAGAGATATCATTGTGCTACTGCTCCGTTATTAAGAATACCTAAAGAAAAAAAGTTTGTAATTATTACTGGAAGAAGTGCAAAATTACAATATATCACTTCAGATTGGCTAGAAAAGAATAAAATTAAACCTAGTAAAGTGTTTTTTATAGATAGAAATAGAACACGAAATAACATGATAGACTTTAAAAGCGAGAAAATTAATGAACTTAAACTAAAAATATACTATGAAGACGACCCAAAGATAATAAAATCTTTGTCACGTCTTTGTCTAAATACCCAAATCGTTCCAATTCAGTCGGTTACAAAAGAATATTTTATAAAAAACTTTACTTAAAGTAGCTACAATTTCTCTTTTTTAGGTATATACTATGTGTGTAGGAGATAAAATGGATAAAAAAAGGAAAAAAATGAATTTATTAAATCAAGTTAAGTTATGCGATTTCTGTAGTAAGCTAAGGAAGAAATCATATATTATTTATCAGGTAGGATTTATTACAGATAATGGTAATCACTATTATATAGGAATGGTAAATCTTGAAAAAAAGATGTCTAAATATCTATTTAAAAGAGGTTGTCATTTAAGTACTACTCAAATTATTTTATTAAGACCAGATATATTACTTGAATACTTATCAGAAAATTATAAAACAAAGAATGAAACTGTTATCCATACCTTTTTACAAGATGTAGTAATTTGTGATAAATGTTATGAGAAATATAAGTTGGAGGTTCCAGAGAAATGAATATGACAGAATTTACTGACCTAATAAAAGATCAATTCCAATATGGTGGAAAGAAATATGGTTTAACATCTACTAGAGAAAGTACTGATGAATTATTTGATAAACATGGAAAAAATTGGCTCTTTGGTACTATTGATAAATATACTTATAGATATTCTAATTTGAAAAGAGAAAGAGATTTATTGAAAATATCTACATACATGTATATTCTTTGGTTAAAAAGAGGATTTCATATAGATGAAAAAAGAGTAATTCCGATAGACACTAATATCAATACTAAAAATGCTTATTTTGATATTTTTATAAACCAGTTTAAAAGCTTTATTAAATATTACGATGTGTCAACTTTTAATTACCCTATTGAAAGTATTTCAAAAGAATTGAGTGAATGGTCTACAAATAAATGGCAAGAAATAAAAGAATATGATATATTTAAAATTTTATATTTAAGTTATGCAATTTGGAATAACAATTATGCAGGAATAGAAGAACATGATAAAGACACAGAGAAACAACATGAAAAAACATAATATTAAAATACATAATATTGATGAAATAATATATTGTTCGTATTGTAAAGGAAGTATAGAACAAGAAGAAACCTATGTTGTTAAGAATGGAGATAAATATCATATGGATTGTTGGAAACAAATTAATATGCCTTTGTTGGAGGACATAATAGATAGTGAGGAATAAACAACTCAAAGAGATATTAACAAAAAAGTTTTTATATAAACAATATATAATTAATAAAAAATCTGCTTCCCAAATTTCTAAAATAGTAAATTGTTGTCAAAAAACTGTATGGATCTATTTAAGAAAGTATAAAATAAAGATTAGAACTTTTAGTGAAATCAATAAACTATCAGTAAAAAGAAGAATAAAAAATAGAAGGTCTTATAAAGGCAAGCTAAATCCTAATTAAAGAGGTTGACAATTTTGCGAAAAAAAGATTTAATTAAATTGGGTGTTTTAGATGAATAAGGTGATAATTTTGGACTTTGGAGTCTTCCTCCATACCGCTGCTTATTCTAGAAGTGAAATGTATCCACCTTATTCTGCTACAGTTTCAATGTTATCATGTTTGAAAAAGATACAAGTAAATAAAAATGATTTAATTATTGTAGCTGTAGATGGAAGAAAGAGTTGGCGTAAAGATTTTGAATCAAGTTATAAAGCAAATAGAAAAGCATTACGTCAAAAGTCAGGAAAAGATTGGAATAAAATATTTTCTGATTTTAATATTTTTTTAGAAAAGTTAGATATTTCAACTAAATGGAATATTATAAAAATTGACAGGCTAGAAGCTGATGATATTATGGCAGTAGCTTGTAGGTATTATACAAATAATGAAGTAGTTTTGGTAACTATTGATTCTGACTTGCATCAAATGTGGATTTATCCAAACGTAAAAATATTTAGTCAACATCCAAAAGTCAAGAATTACAAATTCCCACCAAAAAACTTCAATGTATATAAATTTATAGGGCAAAAGATAAAGAAAGAAACTAGTGATAATTTAACTTCTCCAGTTGTTACTGAAGAAGATCATAAGAATAGAAAGCTTTGTGTTAATTTACTTACTTTGCCTGATTGGGTAGAAGAAAAAATAATCTTAGCATTTAAAAATATAAAAGAAAAAAAAGAGAATTTGCAATTATTTCCTTTTCCTACACTAATAGATAGATTTAATACTATATGTAATCAAGAAAAACGAATAGGAGAAGAAATAGTTAATAATACACGCAGAAAAATAATACAGAAACCATTGTATTAGCTCTGCTTATATTCTATAGATTGGATAGGGTTAGGATTTTATTTTTCTATTCTTTCCTTTCCCTATCTGTATTAATAACTTACATAATATAGGAGGACTATATGTCAGAAGAAAAATGGTATCAAGATGAAAAGATCACAGGTGGTGGATATTTGAGTTTAAACGTTGGTGAAGAAGTTACTTTGACTGTAACTGAAATCAATAAAGTTACAGATAAGTCAGATTACGAACCAAAAAAGAAAGATGGTGAAAGTCAAGGATTTCTATTTGAGTTCGTAGGAGTAGAAGGTGTTCTTTCAGCTACTACTTACAAGTTACAAGGTGTTCTAAGAAATGCTAAAGTTGATATTGGTGATACAATTAAAGTGTCTCATCCTAAGCATGGAGAATATACAGTAGAGAAAATATAAAATAAATTTAAAATAAGTGGCTGAATAACACTTTGCTAGAGTGTAAGGCAAGGCAATAGATACTGAAAAGTGTTTATTGTTTGTAGTACAAGTTATGCTATATAAGGCTGAAAAAGCGATGGTCGTACAACCATTAGCTTCGTAAGAAGAGAACAAATCGCTATTAAAACAATGATGGCTGTATTCTCTTAAAGGTAACCAATCCTTTAGCTCATTAAGCTTTTTAATGACGGTTAGAAAGTGAGCGTGGCTGAATAATATAACATAATTCAAGGCTTGTGAGTAATCATTATTCTCACCTTATTTTTGTTTTTTTTAAATGTCGGTGTGGAGTGGTAGCCAGCTTATCACCTTTTAACTAAGGACAAACCAGTAGGATGAATTGAGCCCTGCCACCGACTTGTATTTATAAAGACTTTAAAATATTAAATAAATAGAAAAGGAGAAAAATGAAAGTTATAGCAAAAAGCAAGTTTGGAGATTATAAAATAGGAGAAACTTGGGAAAATAGTGATTGGTATAAAATTTCTCCTGATATGAAAATTGATTTTGAAAAAGGAGATGAAGTAGATATTACTTATGATATGAATGGAACTAATAGAATACTTGCTTCATATCAAATTACAAAAAAAGTAGATAAAAATATTGAATATGATAAACAAGAAAATATAAGACGACAAACTATGATGAAATCAGCATGTGAGGCAATCAAAACCCTTTCTGGACATTTTGCAGCTAAAGATGTAGAAGAATTAGGTAATTCTATAATTACTCTTTATGATAAATTATATAAAAAAGTGAGTGAATAAAAAATGAATAAATATGATATTTTAAAATATACTAAAGAGTATTTGGCTACAATTATTCCCGATTTTAAAGTAGATGGAATGGTATTTACTTGTCCTAAATGTAAAAACCCTACTCCAAGTTGTGAATATAGTGTTAAAGATACTTATAAAATGAATTGTTTATCTTGTAATTGGTCAGGAACTATCGTAGATTATTTACAAATTCCAGAATATGAAGTTTTGAAGTTAATTAAAAAATCATTAAATTTAGATATTATCTTAGATGATGAATTAGATTATTTATTAGATTTTTATGAACAAAATAAATTTGATTTTGTTCAAGTTGCTCCTAATGGTAAAAAACCTTTAATAAAAGATTGGACAAAAATAGAACATAAAGATAAAAAATTATGGAAAAAATGGATTAATGATGGGTTTAATATCGGATTGAAAACAGGTAAGATAAGTAATGTTACAGTTATAGATTTTGATAATATAGATATTTATAATCAAATAAAAGATTTAGCTGGTGAAACATTAATACAAAAAACTAATAAAGGAATTCATTATATCTATCAATATGATTCTGACTTACCAAAAACAAGACTAGTAAAAGAAGAAATAGATGTAGAAAATGATGGAGGACAAGTTGTTTTTGCACCATCAGTTGTTAATGGAAAACGTAGAGAGATTAGTGTTCGTTCAATAGAAAAGATACCAGAAGAATTTAAAAAATATATTCTATCTAAAGTAGGTAAATATGTCAATACTACAACATCTACTTCTCCTAAAGATTGGGGAGAAATAATAAACACAGATAAAAATTTTGGTTGTATAGGAGAAGGAAATAGAACTACTATTTTTATGCATTTAGGTGGTATCTTTAGGAAAAAATTAAGTGTTAGAGATACTTCTTTTGCTTTAAGTATATTAAATAAGAGATTATGCAATCCTTCTTTAACTACTAGAGAATTTAATAATATATTGACTAGTTTAGAAAAATATGTTTCAGTAGATGATGAAGAATTAACTGGAAAAATATTATCCTTTCTAAGAAATGTAGGAGAGGCTTCCAAAAGTGATATTGAATTAGCTGTTAAAGGGTATTTTACTAAAGGGGAAGACAAACAAAAATTAGGAACAGCTCTAAATTATTTAATTAAAGAAGAATTTGCAATTCGTAAAGGAGATAAGTATCATGTATTAACTAAAGCTGATTGGAAAGATACTTATGTAAAAGATGTAATAGAAGTTCCTTATAAAGTGCCTTACTTAGATGAAGTAGCAGTAACAAGAAATGGAGATTTAATTGTAATAGGTGCACCTACTGGAACAGGAAAAACTATTTTATCTATGAATATGATAAAACAATTGTATAAGCAAGGAATAAAACCACATTATATTAGTTTAGAAAGTGGTAGTCGTTTTGGGTTAATTGCACAAGAATTAGGTATTCCTGAAGGTTCTTTTTTCTGGGACAATCATTATAGCCCTGAACATATAGAATTAGAAAGTAATGCAGTAACTATTATAGACTGGTTATTACCAAGAGAATATGCTTCTACTGATAAAACTTACGAACATTTTGCAAGACAATTAACTCGTAAGGGTGGGATATTAATTATATTTGCACAATTACGAAGTATGGGAGATAGAGAAGGTAATTTTTATGCAGAAGATATGGTAAAGTTTTTTGCATCAATAGTAGCAAAATTTCAATATGAAATACCAAAAATTGAATTAGATAGAGGCAGATATAGTTTTTTCAAAATAGGAAAAGTAAGAGAACCTAAAACTAATAAGAATAGAATTCCTTGTGAATATGATTTTAACACGAAAGAATTAAAGTTGAGGTGATAAATGTATAAGATTTACTTAGCAGGATTTATGTCAGGAGAGTATCTAAAAGAATGTACTGAATGGAGAAAGAAAATAGTAATGCATTATCGTGCATTAGATTGGGATATAACATTTTTAGACCCTTTTAATGGACAAAAAATAGATACTATTGATAAAGAAGGATTACATTCTAGTATTCCTGATAAAGCACTTGTACATAGAGATTTTAAGTGTGTATCTGAATCAGATTTAATAATAGCAAATATGGGGACTTTTGGGTCTACACGACCAAGTTTAGGCTCAATATATGAGATGGCATGGGCTTGGATATTAAGGAAACCTTTAATATTGATAACTAAGGATGAAATATATAAAATACATCCTTTCACTAAAGATACTTATTCTGTTGTTGTAAATAGTGTTGAAGAATTAATAGAGAAACAATATATTAACTATTTTTATAAAGGAATAGTTAGTGCAAAATATAAGGAGGAATGATGTTTGGGTTGATTGTAGCTAATATTATTATTTGGGGTTCTTGGTATCTTTCAAGTATTTTAAATTTATATGGTTTAGGTAATCATATAATAATAATACTACTTGCTATTATATTACAATTTACAATCAAGAGATAGTATAAGGTATATGTTAGGTGGTGGAGAGTATTTATTTGATGCAAAATTAGAACCTTTTGTATTTAAAGCCGAAAAAGCAAATTTAAAAATATTCTTAAATACAAAAAGAAATATTGTTATAGATGAAGTAGGTATATCTATAAAAGCTAGAAAATCTTATATATTGTTAGCTAAGAAATATGGATATAAAATTATAGCTGTTTCCTTTCCTATATTATCTAAAAAAATATCTGTTAGAAGAAGATTAAAAAATGATCATGGAAATCAAGGAGGAAAAATATGGGAAATAGTGTGGACACGATTTAATAATAAATATGAAGTACCTACTAAGAAAGAAGGATTTGGTAAAATTATAAAAATAGGAGATTAAGATGCCATATATAAAAAAAGAAAAGAGAGAAAAATTTGAAGGAATTTTAAAACTATTAGAACAAATAACAAAAAGTAAAAAACAATATTATTCTATATCTGTTGGAGACTTAAATTATTTGATTAGTTCAATCTGTTTACTATATTTAAAACATAATGATGAAAGTTATTCTACTTACAATGATATTATAGGTGCGTTAGAAAGTGCTAAATTAGAGTTCTATAGAAGACAAATAGCTAATTATGAAAATAAAAAAGCTCGTGAAAATGGAGATGTGTATTAAATGGAAATTTATATTGATGTAAAAAAATATATAGTTATAAAAAAAGGTGAAAAAGGAGAAAATAAAGGTCCAATATGGGAGAACACTTCTTTTAAAACTTGGGATACAAGAAAAGATGCAAATATATGGGCAGAAAAAAATTTAGGTAATTTTGTTATCATGAAAGTAATAATAAATGGAATAAGCTAATATTATATTTTTATTTACTTTACTTGTAGGAGGATAAATGGCACACGCAAAGAAAAGAAGAACAGAACATAAAAAAAATAGAAATAGAATAACTCAATCTACAAGAGCTACTAAAAAAGAATTACAACAACAGAAGAATAAAGAACTTTGGGATAATAATAAAAAATATCAAGAAGAAAAAAAGAAAAGATTGGAAGAATTGAAAAAGAAAACAGGATATAATAAAAATATAGAAGAAGGAATAAGAAAAAAAGAACAGAATAAAAGAAATAAAGAAAGAAGGAAGAAGTTAAAACATGCTTAAAAAAGATTGCCCTTATTATCCCTGTCATGATAATTTAGAAGATTGTAGTTTTTGCTATTGCCCTATTTATCCTTGTGGTAATGAAAACTATGGTAAATGGATAACTAATAAAAATTCACAAAAAAGAATTTGGGATTGTTCTAATTGTACTTTTATTCATGATAAAAAAGTTCTTAAAGTTATTAAAGCAGTATTAAAATCATTAATGAAATAATATGAAACCTATAAAATCACAAAGTAAAAGAAATAAAAAAGATGTTAATAAAAAGCGTCCAGACTATAAAAAATGGGCAAAGAAATGGTTTAAACCAGGTTCTAATATGATTCCTCCTGATACAGTAGGAGGGTTTGGACCAGGAAAACCTTTAATTTGTGATATTTGTAAAAAAAGAGTATATTCGTTAAAAGGAATAATATATAAGGGTGAACTAATTAATATATGTTCAAATTGTAAATTTATACCTGAAGGAGAATAGATTGACTTTAAATATTAAAAAAATAGAAAAACAATTAGGAAAACAAATAAGATTAAATGCTATTTCTGTTGGGTTTGATGTTGCTGAAAATTTTACTGGTGTATGTATTTTAAAGAGTGATAATAAAAAAATAACTATTGAACATCTACAAGTAATAGAAACAAATAGAAAATTAGACCATTTTCATCGTGCCGATAATTTTATTGCTTCTTTAGAAAAATTTAAACAATTATTAACTAAATATAAACAATTTAAAATCTTAGTAATAGAACAATGTTACTACGGAATGAATGCACAAGTATTAATTCATTTGGCTCATTTTGGTATATTATGTTATAGTGTGTTAAATAAAGATTTTGATGTTTACTATCATTATGGGGCATCTACTGCAAGAAGTATTATAGGATTTAATTTTAATACTCAAAAAGAAAAAGGGAATATAAAACCTCACATAATTACTAAAGGAAAGAATAAAGGGAAAGCAAAAAAAATATCTTCTAAACCTTTAGTTCATGATTATTTAAAGACTGATTTTAATATAGAAATAAATCAAGAAGATGAAGCTGATGCATTTGTTTTAGCGTTGGCAGGGTTATTAAGTTAATATGAAATATTTTTTCTCAAGCGATTTACATTTATACCATACTAATATAATTAAATATAGTAAGCGTCCATTTACTTCACTAGAAGATATGAATACTACTCTTATTAATAATTGGAATAATAGAGTAAAGGAAGATGATATTGTATTTCATGTTGGTGATTTTATGTTTAGGAATTCTCCAGGTGGAAAGAAAGGAGAAGGAGAACCAGTTAAATTTAAAGATGTAGAAAAATTACTTAATGGTAAAATTATTCATATTAAAGGAAATCATGATAGAAATAATTCTACTAAAACAATTATTGAAAATTTAGTAATTAGATATGGTGGATATAAAATTAATTTAGTCCATGATCCAAAATTTGCTGATTACAAATATAAAATAAACTTTACTGGACATATACATGATCTTTGGAGTATTAAAAGATGTATTAAAGGAAATAAGATTACCGATTGTATAAATGTTGGTGTGGATTGTAACGGATTTAAGCCTGTTACTTTTGAGGAGCTAATGAAAAAGTACGGAAAATGGAAAAAGCAAAATAAATATGTTTAAAAAAGGATGCATCCCTTGGAATAAAAATAAACATCTTTCTAAAGAACATAGAGAAAAAATAGGGAATGCTCGTAAAGGAAAAAAACATTCTAGTAAAAGTAAAAAACAAATTAAAGATTCTAATAAAAAATACTTTGAAAAACATCCAGAAGTAAGATTAGGAAAAAATAACTCTTTTTATGGTAAATCACATTCTAAAAAATCTATTAAAAAGATCAGTAACAGCGAATATCATAAAAATCTAAAAGGAAAAAATAATCCTATGTATGGTAAAAAAGGAAGGATTACTGGAAATAAAAATCCTAGTAAAAAGAGAGTTAATAAACATCATGTATATTTAAAAGAAAATAGCAAGAAAACTATCAAATTAAATCCTTCAATACATCGTAAATTACACGCTAGAGCTTATGATTATATATATTACAAATATGGGGAAAAAGGCATAGATAATTATTTAAAATGGTTTTTCAAAAAGTATAAAAAACAATTATAAATGAGTGATTATAAAAACAGCTTAGAAATTTACTTAGCTGAAAAGTTAAAATCTATTGACAAGTATGCACGCAAAACACGTGGGTCAGGATGTGGACACGAAATCGCAGATATTTCTAATGAGTATTTCTACATTGAAGCAAAACAAAAGCTTACAAAAGAAAATATTATTGTTAATTATAAAAAAGAATGGTTAAAACTACTTAGTGAAATTCCTATTAATACTTTAAAAATACCTATTATGGCGGTAGAGAATAAGCATAACGAAAAGTTTATTATTTTAACAAGTGAGGATTTTTTTAATATCTGTAAGAAAGCATATATAAAATAAAATATGAAATATATTGAAAAAATTAGACATTTAGCTAGTAAACATAAATTGTCTTTTACCTTTAATCCAGGTGGAGGTGAATTTAATGACATAAATTTAGGAAGGTGTCAAATTTCAACTTATGATGATAAAAAAGATTATGAAAAATTATTAAATTGGTTAAAGATAAATGGTTTAGAGAAATGAATAAATTACCAAAAAAAGTAGAGTTACAAATAAAAAAGATTTATGAAAAAGCTAATAAAGAAATCTGTGATGTAATTGCTTCTTATCTTACAGAAAAAATTCTTAAAAAATACAAATTCGGAGTAAGAAAATGGGTAGAAAAAAGAAAGAAATAAAAGAAGAACCAAAAAACCAAAGTAGAGCATCCAAACTTAAAAATTTGTTAAGAGAAACAAATAAAAAGCTTGGTATAACAAATGCAGTAAGATTTGGAACTACTATAGAGGAGTGGAAAAAAGTACCTACAGGTATTAAACCAATAGATGATATGCTTGGTGGGGGATTTCCTTATGGAAGATTTTCAGTTATTTGGGGTGGAGAATCTGCTGGAAAAACTACAATATGTTATAATATAATATCTCAAGCTCAAAAATTAGGAAAAACTGTTTATTATATCAATCTCGAAGAATCATACGATAGTAAAAGAGCACAACAATTTGGGGTAGATGTTGAAAAATTAATAATAGGTGAGTTTCCTGTAGCTGAACAAAGTTTAGATACTATTATTAAATATTCTAAAGAGAAAGTTGTAGATGTTATTATACTTGATAGTATACATTCTTTATCTCCTAAAGGAGAACAAGAAGATAAGAAAGGAGAGAAGTCTTTAGAATCAGATACTATGGCTCTATTAGCGAGAAAGCTATCACAGTTCTTCAGAATGGCTGCAAACCCTGTTGCACAAGGAAATGTAGCGGTAATATTGATAGGTCAAACAAGGACAAGTATTGGATTTATTGCTTTAGAACAACTTACAGGTGGTAATGCTTTAAAACATTATTCTGTACTTATTCTAAATATGAGAAGAGGGCAAAAAGCTGATGCACCAAAAGAAGGTAAAGAGTTAGTAGGGTTTGATTGTAAAGTAAAAATTAAAAAGACAAAAACTCCTGGAACACAACCTGAACTAACGGAAATTCATTTACCCTTCTAATTTGATAAAGGATTTAATAAGGAATAAAAAATGTTTAATAAACATAATTTTAAAAAAGACGGAAGAGTTTTAAGGTGTAAATGTGGGAAAATAAAAATATTACCCTGTAATCATTTATGGGTAAAACAAGATACACAAGAAGTTCTTGTAAAAGATAAGTTGAGACAAACAGTTCAAACATTAATTTGTAGAAATTGCGGATTAATTAAACATATTAATTTTACAACAGGTATGGAAATGGTTATTGATTTTAATAATAACAAAACTTAATATAAGGAGATATTATGATAGAATTAGATTTTGAAGATACAAAAGCTCTATGGAAATTTGGATGTGAAACTGTAGACTTAGCAAATGACCATTTAGAAGCAAGAAAAAAATATGCTAATGCAATAAAAGAATTTAAATTAGAATTAGCCCAAGCTTATAGTAAAGGCACAGTGAAAGAGGGATTATCAGAAGATAAAGCATATATTTTGTTATCTAAAGATAGTGCAAAATTAAAACAACTATTAAATGATACTGTAGAAACTTTGCAACTATATAAAGGTTTAGATAGAGTTTTAGATGCTAGAAAAGCTTTAATAAATTTAAGTCAAAGTATTATAAAAAATCAACCAAAATGAAAATTATAATAGCAGGCAGTAGAACAATAAATAAATACCATATAGTATTTGATGCATTATTTAATTTTTGCTGGGAAAATAAATTAGATATGGAAAAGCCAAATACTCTTGAAATTGTATCTGGAGGATGTCAAGGTGTAGATAAGTTAGGTGAAAAATTAGCTAAAAAATATAAAGTAAATATAAAGATATTTTCTGCTAACTGGGAGAAATATGGTAAAAAAGCAGGCTTTATACGCAATACTAAAATGGCAGAATATGCAGATGCACTTATAGCTATATGGGATGGAAAAAGCAAAGGTACTAAAATGATGATAGATATTGCTAATAAAAAAGGACTAATAGTATACCAATATGAAAATAATAAATATACACAATAAAAATAAAAAAATTTATTTATTTTCTAGGAATGATGAAGGGAAACAAAAGATTAGAATTGATGATTCTTTTACTCCTTTCTTTTTTGAACCAGACGAACAAGGAGAATATAAAGGTTATGATGGAACTCCTTTGAAAAAAATAATTCCTCCTACACTTAAAGATATTTCTCTAATACGAAGTGAAAAAGCTTTTAGTGCAGATATTAAATATACTAATAACTATTTAATTCATAAAGTTGATACTATTGATTTTTGTCCTTATGTTTATATATTTATTGATATTGAAGTATTAGCAAAAGAATTTCCTGAGCCTTCTGAAGCAAAATATCCTGTATCTTGTATTACTACTTGGAATTCTTTTACTAAAGAATATAAAACTTGGTGGCTAGAAGATTACAAAAGAGAAAGTTTATTATTAGAATCATTTATAGATTACTTACAAAAAAATCCTGTTGATTTCTTATCGGCTTGGAATATTGACTTTGATTATACTTATTTGCATAATAGAGTTAAGAATTTCGCTAAGAAAATAAGTCCTGTTAATCAAGTAAGAATGGGTAAAGGTGAAAAGATTTTTTATCCTGCAGGAATTAGTATAGTTGATTATTTATCTTATTTTAAAAAAGTATTTATGAGAGAATCAAGTTATGCTCTAGATAATATTTCTCAAGTTCATTTGGATGAAAAAAGTTGGGGTAATCAAGTATTTGGAGAGTTAGATGAAACTGTTAAAGAAAAGAATATTAATGATGTAAAAAGATTAGTTAAATTAGAAGGAAAATATAATCTCTTTCCTTATTATGATGAAATTCGTAGATTATCTAAATGTAAATGGGAAGATTTATATTATAATTCTCGTATCGTTGAAATGATGTTATTAGAAGAAGCAAAACTTCAAAATATTGTTTTACCATCAAAAAAAGTTAATGAGGAAGACAGTAAAATTAAAGGAGCTATAAGAGATACTTTAAAAACTGGAAGATTTTTCGATGTACTAAAAGTAGATTTAACTTCTGCTTATCCAACTATGTTAATTGAATTTTGTTTAGATTCACAAAATATAACTCAAAAATCTAAAACTACAATAGAAATAAATAATCTTAATTTTAAACAAAATAAAAACGCTTTACTTCCCTTAGCAACAAAGAAAATATTAACTATAAAAAATAAATTAAAAAAAGAATTAAAAGAAAATCCAGACTTACAGAAAAAATATGATGCTATAAAAGCAATAGTAAATTCATTTTTTGGAGTAGTAAATAATGAATTTTTTCGTTTATACGATACAAGAGTTGGGTCTACAATTACATATTTAGTGAGAGATTTAATTAAATATTCTATTCAAAAATTAAAAGAAGAAAATTATGAAACTTTATATTATGATACAGATTCTTTATTTGTAAATACTTCAGAAGTTATAGTAGATAAATTAAATATAATTATTCAAAATTGGGCAAAACAATATGGTAAAGAAAACATAGATTTAAAATATGATTATGAAGGTCATTTTGATAAACTTTTTCTTCTTTCTACTTGTCATTATTATGGGTATATAAGAGGACATAATAAACCAGAAATAAAAGGAATGGAGATAAAAAGAGTATCTTCAAGTAAATATGAAGCACAATTTCAGAGAGAACTCATAGAAAAAATACTTAATAACGATAAAAAAGAAATAATATTTGATTGGATAGAATCAGAAAGAAAAAGAATAAAAACTCTTAATATATTAGATATTGCATTTCCTTGTAAAATTAGAAATACTGAATATAAAGGACAGCCAATATTTAAAACTGCAAAAGAAAGTACTGAAATGATATATCCAAAATTTAGTGTTAGTAAATTAGAATTATTTTATTATATGTATGTAAGAAATTTATTAAATAATGTATATGTTTTGGCATTAAAAGCTAATTATTATGATTTTATAGATTGGGATAGACATATTGATTGGAATAAAATAATTGACAGAAGTATTAATAGAAAAACAGAAAAAATCTTTGAAGCTTTAAATTGGAAATATTCTAAAGATTTTTCAATTAATAATTTATTTAATTAAAGGAGGGCTGTTAAGTGATATGGGTAGTAGAGATACAAAGTAAAGATAGTAAACCGCAAGTTACTATTTTAGATAATGAAACAGATTTGGGTGTATTTTTGCAAAATTATGATAGGAAAAAGTATCAAGTTGTAGGAATAAGGGAAATGTTTATTGACAAAATTAGTAAATCAATGGATTTTATCAAGAAAGAAACAAATCTAGAACATGGTGAAAAAAAGGAGGGAAACTAATGATTAAAAGTAGTGATATTTTCGAAGAAGTACAAAAAGCTATAGCTAGTGTTGAAAAAGATGGTTCTGCGTATGAACAATCTATGATTAGGTTAACAAGTATTGTTGTAAAGTTACTTCATAACATCCGTACTAATCAAACGGAAATTATGAAAAAAGATGGTATCGAGTTAAAAAAACCAGAAGATCAAGAAACAGAATAAAATTGAGGGCTGTGCTATGAAAATGGTACAGCCCAATATATTAGAAGGAGAACAAATATTAATGGCACTTAGTAAGAACGCAAAGAATTTATTAATACAAAGATATTGTAGACCTGGTGAGTCACCAAAGGATGTCTATAAAAGAGTAGCAGAGGCTTTATCTTTAGGGGATAAGAAATTTGAAAATAAGTTAAGAATAGCTATGAGTGAGGGATATTTCTTACCTAATTCTCCTTGTATTCGTAATGCTGGAACTAAAAAAGGTATGCTTCATGCGTGCTTTGTACTTCCAGTAGAAGATACTATGGAAAGTATTAGTGATGCTCTTAGAGATATGATTATTATCTTTAAGAATGGTGGAGGAGTAGGAATGAACTTTAGTAAGTTAAGACCTAAAGATGCTCCTCTAGGTACAGGTGGGACAAGTAGTGGTGTAGTATCTTTTATGAAACTATTTGATACTGCTACTGAAGTAGTTAAGCAAGGTGGGTTTAGACGTGGAGCTTTAATGGGTGTTCTTAATTTTGAACATGCAGAAATAAAAGAGTTTATACAAAGCAAATTAAAAGGTGATTTAACTAATTTTAATATTTCAGTTATGGTTAGTGATAAGTTTATGGAAGATGTAGAAAAAAATAATAAAATAGAGTTAAAAAACCCTACTGATAATACTACTTCAGAAGTAATTAATGCAAAAACTATATTTGATATTATGTGCTTTTGTGCTTGGAATAGTGGAGACCCAGGATTTTTATTTTATAATAGAATTAATAAAGATAATAAGTTGTTTCCTAAAATAAAGATTAAGTCAACGAATCCTTGTGGTGAAGTACCTTTGCCCCCGTATGGTGCTTGCTGCTTAGGTAGTATTAATCTTAGTAAATTAGTTAAATATAATAAATTTGATTTTGATTCATTTGCAAAGTATGT